CTTTAACAATAACAGCGCAAATAATAGAAACAGTCTTTTTTTTAGCCTTAATGTTTTGGCTATTGCTTTTATTTTTATCTTTTTTGTCTGGCGTATTAAAAAAAATATTTAATGCTTAAACTAAAAAAATATTTTTTCGTTTTGTCTTTTTTGTTTTTCGCTTTGCCGGTTTCGGCGGAGGAGTTAATAGATCAGCATTATGATATAAAGGATACATATATGGGCCCTTTTGCGTGGCTCTTTTCTCCTTTCGTGCCAAATGCTACGAATATAACAAGCCTGTATTTCGAAAGTGCAAACAACTGGAATAATCAACAGTTTTATGCCTGGATTTGTCAGGGCAGCATCAATCCAAATGATTACAATGCTACAAGTTTAAGCGACGGATGCGGAGATAGTCGAGTTAGCGCTAGTTTTTCCGGTATTCAGTCAGGTTATACGCATAAAGTGGTTTTTTCTACCAGTTCCTTGCCACTGATGTCCGGATTGCCGCATTATTTTGTTATATATGTAAAAAATAGATTTACAATGAGGGGCCACTATGACACCAACTTAAATAATTTAACTTATTACTATTATTCAGGAACCAATAATCCCGATCAACTAACCAATCAGTATTCCGTTCAGCCCCATTATATTACCTACTACGAAAGCACTAGCGAGGGCTTAGATGATCTCGATATATTTTTACAATATCCTGGACCTTTTAAAACCGTCGGATTATCCACGCCAACTTTTAAGGGCTTGTTCAGGGATGACCTCAAACAGGCTAATTTTATTCGGCTAGTTATACAGAACCAGGCTGATCCTAGTTTAAGCGTGTCCTCGGATTATAGCTTAGCAAGCACCACTAACGAGATAAGAATAAAAAACTTTGAAACCGGATCATCTTTGGGCGTAGAGCTGGGCCTTGTTGATGTGGCTGTGCCAATTAGCTATTCAGCGCCAGGCACAAGCACCTGGACGGCTATGCTATTGGCGGATGATATCGTTATCTCCACAACTAACCCCGAAAGCAACGAGTTCTATATTAGTCAATACGGCTCTTGGGAGGAAAACTTTAACAAAGAGACAATTTGCGCCAGTGATGACTTAGACACTATACTTGGACAAGTTTCTTGTGCCTTAAAATTGGCTTTTTCGTGGACAGTTTACCCGTCTCCGTCTAGCATTGACGGTATAAAAAATGCCGGTAATGCCATTAAAAAAGATTTTCCATTTTCAATGTATTTTGATTTAATAGATCAAATAAGATATTTAGCAACTAGCACCGAGCAGATAAGCCCTAGCTTTCGAGTGCCAACGATAGATAAAAATAAAAATATAGAAATGACGGAGGTAATAAGCAGCTCTACCGTTTCGGAATATGTTGGAGAAGGAAACAATAACCTAATCAGATTAACCATCGGCTGGCTTATCTGGTCCGCCGTTGCTTATGCTATTTATTTAGAAATTAAAAAAATATGAGCTTTTTATTCATTATCGCAATATGCGGACTTTTGCTTTTGGGGGTGGAGTTTTTTACAGAAAAATTAAAAAAATAAAATGATTGGCGATTTAATATTTTTTATTTTGACAAAAATGATTGAAGCGGTTAGCTTTATTTTGCCGGCTTTTTCTCTTTGGCCGCAAACACTAATAGACGGGATAGGCTATTTTTTCGCCTCATTGATGAAGTTTAACATTTTTTTCCCCATAGGCACGGGGATTGATGCTTTAGTGTTTTTTCTTGATTTTTCAGCCGTTTATTTAACGGCAAAATTATCAATAAAGGTGGTCTCGTTTATGCGTGGATCCAACGCCCTTGATATATGATAGAATATTTTGATTTTATTTTTTCCGGCAATTCAGCCGGCGAAATTGTGCTAAAAGTTTTTATTTTGCTTTTATTTTTTCGCTTTCTTTCTAGGTCAATAAAAAAATATATATGATTACGGTAATAACCGGATTAACTGGGAGCGGAAAAACTTTTTTGATGACTAAAATGATAAATAAAGAATGGAAAGCGGGCGCAAAAGTTTTCGCTAACTTTCCTTTGACTTTTTCAAAAACAAATGATGACATAATGCGCTGGCACAATTTAGACGAGCTTTATAGCTTGGGTAAGGGCATTATTGCAATAGATGAGGGGCAAAAACTTTTTGACGCTAGGCGCTGGGCTAGTTTGCCAATTAGTTTTGCTGAAAAAGTAGCGCAACACCGCAAAGACTTTTTGGACATCTACACCACTACGCAAGATATAGGGCATATTGATGTTAGGATAAGGCAAAATATACATAATTTATATAATTGCCAATCATTATTGCGCTTTCCAAAAAATGAAAGGCAGCATCCTGTTTTTCAAATAATAAGAGTTATCAAAAAGAGCCGGCAAGTGTCTGGAGATACCGATAGGCTAACTTGGAAAACACAAAACCAAAGCTTGATGTTTATCAGTAGATTTTTTACTAAGCAACTTTATGATACCTACGCAACAGTAGGGATGAACAGATTTATATGCCGATTAAAAAGAGAGAAAAAACAATGGAGCGGAAAGGTTTACTCAAGGGATTTAGTCAATCAGGGCAGAGCGAGGCTTTAAGCGAGCCGGAAAGCATAAGAATAGTTAGGGAGGATGAAAAGATACCCATTGAGATCAGGGAGGTTATGCGCATACGCCCGCAAGACTTCCAAGCGTTCAAGAGTAGCTTTGAGGATTGGGTAAGCCAATGGGATTAAAAACAGCCGGATTTTGTCCGGCTTTTTTATTATGATAACCTGTGGATAACCTGTGGATAACCTGTGGATAACTTTTTGTGTATAAAACAACATAAAAATTATTGTTTGTCCATACCACTATATATAGTGGTCAAAGTATATTTTGACCACTATATATAGTGGTATGGACTTTTTGGTCAAAAAGCATTACGCTTAAAAGCGGTCCTTTTGGACAGCTCCTAGCTGGCCGAAATGGCGCCCGCGAGCTCCATAGCTCTAGCGGGCGCCATGTCCTTTTGGACAAATCTTTATAGATTTTTTTTAAGGACCAAAAAGCAAAAAGCATGGGAAACAAAAAGGATTTTCTTTTATTAGGAAATCCTTTTTGTTTACAAAAAAACTTTTTTTTGTTATGCTTAGGCTAGGCGCTCGCGCGTAGTTAGTCGCCTAGCCCAAACTTCAAAAATGAAAAAACTACATCTTTATTTTATCTTTTTTTTAGCTTCTCTTTTAATGGGAAGCACAAAAGCACAAGCGATTGATAGCCTTGATTTTAGAACAACAAACTTGCCGGTAATTTATGACGAAATGGGCGCCGGTAATTACGGTGTGTCATATAATAATACATTAGGCGCAAATGATTGTTTTTATAAGAAAATAAGGCCTAGTAAAAGCACTATATCCGCCCTGGCCTTGCCAGTCGGCGTTTCTGGTCCGGTTTCAATTAGGGCCGGCATTGTTTCCTACCAAAACGGATGCGCTGTTAGTGATACAGCTTTTGATGCGGGGTGGCTTGCGTATGTTGACATAGCCACAAGTTCAGCTAGCGGGACAGTTTACACGTCTTTTAAATTTTCTGAACCGCTAACTGTTTTACCAAATGTGGATATATGGGCAAAAGTTTGCTTTAATGGCGCGCCCTTTTCCGCCGGTGTGCCGTTTAAGGTCGGCGAGCATATAGACTACCTCCCCGCTAACAAAGAAATCATTTATAACCAACTTTATAACTCTTGTTCTATCCAATTTCACCGTTCTTGGTGGTTTCAAACTTTTGAGTATATCCCTGAATGTATAGATTTTGAATATAACGAATGGTCCGAATGCAGCGCCACAACTTCGACGCAATTACGGACAGTGGCAAGCTCTAGCCCTGCCGGATGTGTTGGCGGCAATCCAATAATTGATCAGTCTTGTTTTTACAATGCCGGATTTGACGCAATCGATTTAGCGCCAACACTCAACAATTCCATTTTTCCTACTGTTTTATTTTTTGCCGGCATTGTGATCATCTCTATTTTTCCGCTGGCTTTTATTTTGGCAGCAATTTTTGGTTTTGTAAGCTTAATAAATAAAACAATTAAAAAAATAATAAAATGACGGCCGGCGATAGATTAGAAATAGTTCGCTATCAAGCAATAATTGAAACGATCGGAACAACAAGCCAGATGACTGGCCACTTAACGATCCCGTTTTTTCTTTTTCTTTTCATTTTTATAATTATGATAACATCCCTGATCATATTGTTTTTTTATAAAATTAGTAAAATAATAAAATGAGCTTATCCGAAAGCATTTTGATTTTATTTATTGTTCCCGTTCTCGCTTATTTATTATCAGCTTTTTTTGATTTTATTGATGATTTGATTTAAGCCTTAGGTCGAAAGGCCAAAAAAAATAATAAAAAAATAATAACAAAACTATGAGCGCAACAAGCACTTTAGCGAATGTTATGGACAGCGTCGTCTCCACTACTGTGGACTTGACCACTACCGTTATCACCGAATACTGGCCTTATATCCTGGTTATCGGCGTGATCGGTTCGTTGGTTGCAAAGTTTGGCGGAATGGTTCATATTGGCGTTGGCCGCAAATAACTAAAAAGCGGACGGCTAAGTAATCCTTTTTAGCCGTCCGCATTAGTTTTTTATATGA